CTTGCAATCGCAGCTGCTCTACTTGACAAGAATGTTGCAGTGACCGATGGCAGGCCAGGGCTTGCCAGTATCGGTGGGCAAGAGTTCCCTGCCTACGATCTACAAATATCCCTGCAGGCTGCATACCTATAATGCTCACCTGCCCTAGTAAAATCTGACATAATAAAAGCATCACTGGTGGCCGACAACACCTAACACCAAAGGACTGAAAATGGCCACCAGCACTACCACCTATCTCACAAACCCAACAGTGACAATTACGCCTGCCACATCTGGCACACTGTTTGACGCAACCTCGGTAACTTCATCGGCCTCAATTTCGGTGGGCTATGACAGTTTAGAGAGCACTAGCTTTGGAGATGTTGCCCATTATTTCGTGAAGGGGCTCCAACAGTGCGAAGTTACATTGACCTGCTACGCCTACTACGGTTCAACCTCAGTTGAGGCCACCCTTTTTGCTGCTCTCGGCACAGGTACCTCAACAATCGTTATTTCACCTGCAGGTGCTACCGAGTCAGCGTCTAACCCTGAGTACACCATCACAAACACCATGCTCGCATCGTTCACGCCAATCACAGGCTCCTACGGTGAGCTCTCAATGTTTGAGGTTACTTTCACCGGTGGCTCATTCGCACGCGACATTACAACGCCATAAACCCTAAATAGAAAGCAGACCCGACATGCAACTAACCATGCTCGTAAACATCGGCTCGGGTGACTACACAGTCACCACGAACCTCTACACAATCGTTATGTGGGAGCGCAAATACAAGCGCAAAATTAGCCAGATACAAGATGGTGGCCTCGGTATTGAGGACTTGGCATACATGGCTCACGAGGCAAGCAAACAGCAAGGTGCAGTAACTGTGCCTCTAATGCTTGACGACTTTATAAAGCAGCTGGTCAATCTTGAGGTGATTGAGCAACCAGATGCAAACCCTACCGAGGTGGCACCTACCGACATTCCCTAGCAACACTGCTAGTCGAGTGTGGCTGGTGGCCACCACAAATAGAGTTTGATGTACCCGACCTGAACACCTGCATTAGTATTATCAATGAGCAGAGGAAAAAGGCCAAATGAGCGTTACAGCAAGCACCGAGATTTACGGCCTGAAGGCAGCGTTGGCTGAACTGCAAAAGATTGACAGCAAAACCAAGTTCAAAGCTGTGAACCAGATCAAGGCCAGTGGTGCTGAGATGGTTAGCCGCGTCTCAATGACCTACCCTGCACAGCCACCCCTATCAGGTATGGCACCCTCTAAAAAAGGCACAGGTCGCCTTTCGTATGACCCTAAGAAAGTGCGCAAAGGTGTAACCATTCAGGTGGGTGGGCGCAGCCAGCGTGGCTCATCGCCTCTTGTGACATTGCTACAAAAAGATGCTGCCGGTGCAATCTTTGACATGGCAGGTTTGCGTGGCGACTCTGGTCAATTCTCTGCATACCTCACCAATGCTTACGGCCCTGCCCAGCGTGGTATGTGGCGTGAGCGTGAATACATTTATGGTCAAGCCACTAAAGACATTTTGCAGGCCATTGAGCAAGTGCTCAACCAGGTGAACAGGACACTGGGCTAATGGCTGTTTACATTCCTATTGTTTCTGAGTTCAACTCTAAAGGCATTGACAAAGCCATAAAGGAGTTCAACAGCCTTGAGACCGTAGGCGCTAAAGCCAACTTTGCCCTAAAGAAAGCAGCGCTACCTGCAGCTGCAGCAGTCGCTGGTTTAGCCGTTGCTTTAGGTGACGCTACAAAGGCAGCAATCGAGGACGCTGCATCGCAAGCTGAATTGTCACGCCAACTCAAAGCAACCACTGGCGCAACTGATGCACAGGTTGCTGGTGTTGAGGATTTTATTTCTGCACAGGGCAGGTTGCTAGGCGTAACCGATGATGAGCTACGCCCTGCTTTGGCTGGCCTTGTTCGCGCTACAGGCTCGGTCAGCCATGCGCAAGAATTGGCAAGTGCAGCAATGGACATTGCAGCGCAAAAAGGCGTACCACTGGCGACAGTCACAAAAACCTTAGAAAAGGCCTACGGTGGCAACCTCAAAGCGTTAGCCAAGTTGGCACCCGAGTACCGACAAATGATCGAGGACGGTGCATCGTTTGAGGATGTCATGTATGCCATTGGCACAGCCACAGGTGGTGCAGCAACGACAGCTGCGAACACTGCCCAGGGCCAATTCAAACGCCTAAGCATCAGCCTGCAAGAAACCAAAGAATCAATTGGCGCTGCACTCATGCCAGCAATTCAGGCTGTACTGCCGGTATTGGCTGCGCTCGGCAATTTTGCTAGTGAGAACACCACAGCATTTTTGGCTGTGGCTGGTGTCATCGGCACGCTTGCTGGCATCATTCTTGCCTATAACGCCTACCTGAAACTGCAGGCTGCATACACCATTGCAGCCACAGTGGCCACTGCAGCGTTCAACCTGGTCATGTCTCTCAACCCAATTGCACTTGTAGTTATTGCTGTGGTTGCTCTTATTGCTGGCCTAGTGCTGGCATACAAAAAGTTTGAAGGCTTTCGCAACATTGTGGACAGCGTTTTTAGTGTTATAAAAACAGTCGTATCGGTCAGCATTGCTGTAATCAAAGGCTACTTCGAAACGCTATACGGTTTCTATAAAGGCATTTTCAATGGCATCGCTACCCTCTGGAATAACACCATCGGCAAACTCTCGTTCAAGGTTCCGAGCTGGGTGCCTGGTCTTGGTGGCAAAGGCTTCGATGTGCCTAACATTCCGATGCTGGCTGAGGGTGGCATTGTTACTAGCGCGACCTTAGCCATGATTGGTGAGAAAGGCCCAGAGGCTGTAATCCCATTAGATCGCATGGGCCAGATGGGTGGCAACAGTGTGACTATAAATGTGAACGGTGGCGACCCTAACGCTGTGGTGCAGGCACTGCGTACTTACATGAGGCAGAACGGCAGCGTGCCTATCAAGATTAGTAACGCTTTCTAATGCCTCTGTCTTACATTGTTCAGTATTCAACAGACAACAGCACATGGACAACGCTGTCTAATGTGCAAGCCATCAACATCAACATTGGTCGTCAGGCAATGCTTGACCAATACAGCGCATCTACAGCGTCTTTGACAATTCGATACCCAAACGGATATGCCAGCCCTATCGCTGCAATGGTGTCTGGTACATACATTCGCATTCAAAGCCCAAACACTAGCGACCCTTATTACTCTGCATATTTTGGCAGTATTAAAGATGTCAATGTTAGTTATGGCATTCCCTATGCAGGCAATGTTGGCAACGCCGATTATCTCAATGTGACAATAGAGGGCTTTTTTGCTGCAGCTTCTCGTATGCAGGGCAACTCTTACGCAATGGGTGCTGGCTTGCTCAACGCGCAACTTTCAACAATGTTTACAGAAACACTAATAGTAGTGTCTCAAAACTTTAACCCATCAATGGGTGCAGCAACTATTAGTTCAAGCTGGGGCGACTGGATCAACTCTGTTTTAGTCACAACTAATGGGCGCATGACTGACAGCCAACAAGTAGAGGCCATTTTTCTTAAAGGCCCATTCAACCAAACCACTTGCACAGTGAACTTTTCTGATGTTGCTAACAACGCCACTAACCAGGTTTATGACCAAGCAACATTTGGCTCATTGTCAGACAACTATTTTACTCAGGTCACTGTTGATCCGGCAGATTATGCAGCCCAGACTGTCACTAAAACTGCAGAGGTTAAGCCTTTTCGAACATACGCAGTGAACACTCTTTCAGCTTCGGCTAGTCAGGCTCTTGACCAAGCCAATTTCCTGCTTAGCCAATACCAGACTCAAAAGTTTGCGCTGACTTCTGTGTCTTGTTTGGCTGAGGCACAGTCATCTTTCAAACTTGACAAAATGGGCTTCACGCAGCTGGGCGAGATGATTGGCGCACGCGTCAGCGTCACTTTTCGTGGCACTGTTTACCAGTCAGTGATTGAAGGCATTACTGTGACGGCAACTCCTGAGTCAAGCCGGTACACCTACTACCTGTCTGGCGCTGACCTAAACAACTACCTTATTCTCAATGACACGGTGTTCGGCACGCTCGATAACAACAAGTTAGGATACTAAACATGGCTATAAAGACTTTCACGACTGGTGAGGTGCTCACAGCGAGCGACACGAATACTTACCTCAACAACAGTGGCCTAGTGCTTCTAACATCAGGTGTCACTGTTTCATCTACTGGTGGCACTGCAGCAACCGTTGCTAATGGCACAGTAACTGTTGGCGCAGGTAACACAAGCGTCACAGTTACTAGTTTCAGCGCCACCTATGACAACTACAAAATCATTTATACAGGTGGATTAGCAAGTGCTAGTTCAGACTTACGATTGAGCCTTGGTGCGTCTGCTGCTAGTTACTACGGCAACCTAATTTATGCCCGACCAAACACTGCAGCGCCTGCTGGGGTTGCAAACAACAATAATAGTTTTTGGCAATACGGCGCAGGCCTAGGTTCAACAACCAATGTTGTTGTTTCTTTTGACTTGTACCAGCCTTTTCAAGCATTGCGAACAGGTGTTTTTACGCAAGTAGTACACATCGACGGTGCTAGTTCTGCTTTAGGCTCATTTATCGGTTTTCACGATGTCGCCACTTCGTATTCATCTTTTACAATTACGCCATCAACAGGCACTGTGAGTGGTGGCACTATTCGTGTGTATGGGTATCGTCAAGTATGAAACGCCTAGCCCTGCTTAGCCTGCTTGCCATCACCCTCACAGCCTGCTCAGACCGTACAAGAGTCAACTGTCCAGAAATTCGCAACAAGGCTTTGGGTGCAGCAACCGTATTGGGACAAGTCGAAAACAACTTAGGAGCAAAATGCAAATGAGACCAAAACACACCAACGAAGAAATCAAAGCACGCATCGTCATGATTGTTGCATGTGGACTGACCCTTTCATTTGTTGGTTCCGTGTTCACAATTTTGTACGGACTGTTATTTGTCTCACAGCCTGTGAAAATGGCCGAATTGGACTCACAGGCAATAAACATCTTGTCCAGCATGCTTTTGACGCTCTCGGGGGGGCTCATAGGCCTATTAGCAGGTAATGGGTTGAAGGACAAACCACAGGATCCACCAGCCCCATGACACGCAAATACCCCTACTACCCAGTAACCGAACCAGGCAAAGGCAAACTGCCAGGCACCGAAAAGTTCATGGATTTATGCAAACGGCGCTACCCATCATTTACCAATCTGGGCACCTGGGTAGTACGCAACATGCGAGGCAAAAAAACCCTAAGCGTGCACTCGCTCGGAGTTGCAGGTGATGTTGGCTATCCGCCCACACGCGCAGGGCGTGCAGACGCTAAAGAGCTGTGGGATTGGCTCATCGAACATTCCGAAGCCATTGGTTTAGTTGAGCTGCATGATTACAAATACGGTGAGTTTGGCCGTGGTTATCGCTGTTCTAGGGGCGAAGGCGTAAAGGGCGTAAAGGTCTATGCCAACGCTGAGGAAAGCGCCGGTACAGGTGGGTGCTGGTTGCACTTCGAGCTTGAGATGGACATGGCTAAAGACGCTAAAGCCCTCGAGGCAGCGTGGCGAGCCTTGCCAAAACCAGCCAAGCCGTAGGTATCCACCAATAGCAATTTGTTTTTGCTATGGTAAAAAAACCAACTACCAAAGGGAGCACCGACATGCTTTTTACAGACCTACCACTATTCAGGGACACCGACCCTGAAACCA